CCGTTGTTCTACCGTAAATTTATTCCAGCACGGTTGACTGATAATCCCTATCTGATGCAAGATGGTCGATACGAAGCCATGCTCAGATCGCTCCCAGAAGTTGAACGGAAGAGACTTCTTGAAGGGGATTGGGATGTGGCAGAGGGAGCCGCCTTCCCAGAGTTTTCTAAATCAAAGCATGTAGTCGAACCATTTGAAATGCCGACTAACTGGCCCAGAATACGTGCAGCAGATTATGGATATGCAAGTCCATCTTGCGTACTATGGGGTGCAATTGATTGGGATGATAATATATGGATCTATCGTGAGTTGTATGTCAAACAGCATACAGCAGAGCAACTGGCTGATAAGATACTGGAAGTTGAACAGACAGATCCACAACCACACTATACTGTATTAGACTCATCCTGTTGGAACAAGACAGGTTTTGGTCCGTCAATAGCAGAGACAATGATGCGTTTGGGTGTTCGTTGGATACCATCTGATCGTAACAGGCTTCAGGGTAAAATGGAAGTACATAGGCGATTAGCAGATAACCCATTGACAACATTACCAAGAATCCGTATATTTAATACATGTAGTAACACTATTCGACAACTGGCAGGAATACCATTGTCTAAAACTAATTCAGAAGATGTTGACACAAAAGCCGAAGATCACGCATACGATGCTTTGCGTTATATGGTAATGTGTCGAACCTCTTCATATGTAGGCATACACAAAAGTTTAAACCACATAAAAGAACAAGTCTATCAACCACAAGATAATACGTTTGGATACTAAAAATGGATGTTAAACAATTAACATTACGACAAGCTTTACAAACATTTGATGAACAGCGTTCTAAAGCTGGTGTTGCAAAATACAATCCTAAACAAAAAGGTTACACAGTAACTGCATCTCAATTTGAAAAGTTTTTTCCAGAATTAATGGACAAGCCCGGAGGGGCTATTGCCCTGTTTACACCTGATGAAACAGGAGAGTTTCCAGCAAGTAAACTTTTTAAAAAGATGAAAGAAGAGGGTACTAAAGGGCGAAAATCTCTTATGCAGGAAACTCGGTATTTAGGTGCTGATTTTCTTAGAAATAATCTTCCAAGAGGGGATGAGATTGTAAACATTTTACCAGTAATGGATACAGCAAGAGTAGAAGAATTTTTTGGTGTACCAGAACCGGGCAAAGGTGAAAGTTCAATTATTCCTAACTCTAATGCATATGCTCGTGGTAAATTCATACAAGCCCTTGAAGATTACAAAGTAAAAAATCCAACAATGGCTGGTGCTGTAGATGCAATTCTATTTAATGTAGTACAGGGGGTAAGACCTAGTGTTGCTATAGGACTTAATTCAGCTACTAACTATCGACCAGATAGAATGACAGTTGTAGTGCCTTCCCAACAAAAAGGTGCAAAGGGTAGTATGTATAGTTCTCCTTTGTCTGATTACGCTGATTTTTTAATACAAGAGAACATAAGAAGAAATAAAGAAAATGGTGTTAAAAGCAATAATATATTTAATGTTTTAGGAGCGAGTGGTAAATACCGAGCAGTAAGACCAGCAGATACAAAAAAAATATTATCATCAATTCAAATAGTTTTTGGAGGAAAGCTTGATCCTAAAACTGGTATAATAAGAGGTGCTGATGCAGAAGGTTTGATTTTTGATCCAGATCAAATTGATCCAGTTACAGGAGAAAAAGGAGTTACATACGCTAGTTTTAATCCACCAGATTATGAAGGTAGAAGAGATGGTGGTAAATTTGGTCAAGAGTTGATGAGAAACATAAATACAGACGCTAGTGCAGAAGTTCTTGATGAAGCAACTTCTTCTATTATACAGGGTCGAGATGTTACGCAAGTTTCAATTCAATTAAAAACTGGAGATCGAAGATCTTATACAAAGTATCAAAAAGACCCTTACAGATCATATACAAAAGCAGATGGAAGTCCTGATAAATTTAGAACTGGGGCAAATGATTTAGTTAAAGCACTTTTTGATTCTGCTGAAAGTCAAGGTTTAAATTTAGAAAATACATACTTTAAAAGTATAAGAAGTCCAGAAACTATTGAAAGAATAACAACAACGACTGATGGGTATTCAAAGTATTTTGAACAAGCTAAACAACAAGTCAAACAAAAACAACCTACTGAAGTTAATTTAGGAATACCAGAAGAAAATTCAGCGTTAGAGGATAAACCTAAAGAACGAATTACATCTTTTGAACAATTTACAGATGATTTAAAAGAAGATTTAAAAGGATTAGCAAAAAAACCAATAGTTAAAGGTGCAGGAAAGGTTTTAAAAACTGTCCTTCCACCAGTTGCAGCAGGAAGTGCTTTCTTAACTGGAATGGAAAAAGGATTGGGTGTTGGTAAGTCTGCGGCACTTGCGGCCACTGAATTAGTAAGTCCTATATCACCAATAGATGTGTATGAAGGACAAAAAGCCGTTAAAAAAGTAAAAGGGTTCATGGAAGAAAAAGTAGAACCTAAAGTACAAGAAGGTCTAAAGGGATTTGCACAAGGTTTCTTAGGCAATTTAAATTTAAATATAAACCAATAGAAGGAGAGAACTATGCCCGGCAATAATTATAATTACGGTGAAAGTTACATTATGAACTCAGATAAAACATCTGTAAATGATCCAATGGGTTCTAATCAACTAACTAGAGACAGTTTAGAGTTTGACACAAGAGCAACGACAGACGTATTAACTCAAGATGCTCCAAAAAAACAAACTAAACCAACTGTAGAAGCTTCACTGTTTTCAATGGCTGATGATAGACCATCAGGCAACTAATCATGTCTAATACAGAAAAAATATCTAGAGCTTTTAATCAAATAAGGGGATTAGTATCTCCAAAAAAACAAAGTTCATTAGCTGCTCCATTTAGGATATTAAGAAATGTTATTCCAGTAGATGAAGCAATAAAATTAGTAAAGCCTACTAAAAAGAAAACTGGTGGCAAAATAACTAAAAAGAAAAAGTAACTTATGGAAGATAATTTCTTGCAACCTGCTGATGATGAATCAGTAGAGATAAATAAACCTGAAGAACAAATGCCCGGCTTGGCTGGACATATTCGTTCTAAATTTCAAGATGCCGAACACGGTAGGTTTATTCACGAGAAAAAATGGTTGCAAGCCTACAAGAACTTTAGAGGTATCTACGATACAACAACACAATACAGAGAATCAGAACGTTCTCAAGTATTTATAAAAATAACAAAAACAAAAGTTCTTGCAGCATATGGTCAGATTATTGATATACTGTTTAATAATAAACAGTTTCCTATAGTCATTGAACCCACACCAATACCAGAAGGTATCGCTGAAACAGCACATTTAAAAACACCAATAGATGACGTTGTTGATCCCTATGGATTTGCAGGAGATGGTCGTGACATACCATTAGGGGCATCAGACCCCAATCAATTTGGTAAAGCTTACGAGAACCTTCCATTAGAAGAAGGACCATCAAAAGCTGGTGAACCACAAGTAAGTCCTGCACAAAAAGCAGCACTTGCAATGCAGAAGTTAATACATGATCAGTTACTAGATACAAATGCTACAACAGTATTTAGAAATGCTATATTTGAAGCAGCTATGTTAGGAACTGGGATTATCAAAGGTCCGTTCAATCATTACAAACGTGTGCATAAGTGGTCAGCAGGTGAAGGGGGCAAACAATATGATCCATATGAGAAACTTGTTCCAAGATTAGAACATGTGTCTTGTTGGGATTTTCATCCAGATCCTGCCGCAACCAGTGTCGATGATTGTGAGTATGTTATAGAAAGACATCGAATGACTCGTCAACAATTACGAGCTTTGATAAACAAACCATACTTTGATCCAGAACAAATAGAAGATGCAATTGCAAAAGGACCTAATTACACAGATAAGTATTATGAAGACACTATCCGTGAAGATGAAAGTCAAGAACATTATCAAGAAAACAGATATGAAGTATTAGAATACTGGGGTGTTCTTGATGCGAAGTTTGCTCGTGATGTTGGACTTGATGTTGCTGAAGACATGGGGGAACTAGAACAAGTACAAATAAATGCATGGATATGTGGCAATAATGTAATACGTTGCGTGCTAAACCCATTTACTCCTGCACGAATACCTTACAGTGCCTTTCCATATGAAGTTAATCCATACCAGTTATGGGGTGTGGGTGTTGCTGAAAACATGGAAGATGCACAGTTACTTATGAATGGTCATGTTAGAATGGCTATTGATAATCTAGCATTAGCAGGTAATCTTGTATTTGATGTAGATGAAGCAAGTTTAGTTCCCGGACAGAACATGGACATCTTTCCGGGCAAGATATTTAGAAGACAATCTGGTGTAACAGGAACAGCTATCAATGGATTAAAGTTCCCTAATACAGCAGGTGAAAACTTACAGATGTACCAGATAAGTCGTCAACTTGCAGATGAAGAAACTGGACTACCATCAATTATGCACGGACAGACAGGTGTATCTGGAACTGGTAGAACTGCTGCAGGATTGTCAATGTTGTTAGGTGGAGCATCATTATCCGTAAAGACTGTAATAAAGAATATTGATGATTATTTATTAAAACCAATTGGTGAGTGTTACTTTCAATGGAACATGCAATTCAATAAAGATACACCAGATATTGAAGGTGACTTAGAAATAAAACCAAGTGGTTCAATTGGAGTTATGCAGAAAGAAATAAGAAGTCAGAGACTGACAGCCTTACTTCAAACAGTTGCAAACCCAATGTTAGCACCGTTTATTAAGTTACCTAACTTAATGAAAGAGTTAGCTATAGCACAAGATATTGATCCAGATAAGATGGTGAATGATATTAGCGAAGCTCAAATTTATGCACAAATGTTACAGGGATTACAAAATGCTCAACAAGCAACAGGCGACAATACTAGCCCCACTCCTCAACAACCCTCAAATGTGGGAAATACTGGAAGCGTACCTAATGGAACTCAGGGAGCTAGTGGTGCAGGGAATGACGGTAGCTCAATCGGAGTCGGAGCTACGCCAACTGCAGGGGAAGCTGGCTTTACTGGAAATGCTCCTCAAACTCAAGAATAGTCATAAGGAAGTGATAAAAAATGGTTAAAGAGTATGATAAAGTAGAAGATTATTATGCTGACACAAATGTTAATTTTGGTGAGGGTGTTAAAATTAACTTTGGTTCAACAGATCCTGCACAAGCTTTAGGACAGAATGTAAATGTTAGTTTAGCTCCTCAAATAAATAATCAAGAATCTTTTCGTACACCATTTTTAGCTAAACTTCAAAATACAAAATATGATAGTTCAAAAGATTATAACGTTTTATCAGGAAAAAACTTTTTATATCAAAAAAGAGATTATGGCGATATGTTAAAAGAAATGGGGTATACAGATAAAGCTAATTCAGGGTTTAACGTAAAAAATATTCTTGGTAGCATAGCTAAAGGCCCTATTGATTTAAAATCAGTTTTTTTTGATCCTAAAAGTTTAGTAGGACCTACAGGAAAACAAGTTTTAAATTTAGGCATGATTAGTGAAATGGAAATGAAAGCACACTATGACAATTTTAATGCAGTTAGTGATAAATACTCTGAATTAAGTGAAACAGGACAATCGTTTAATAGCACTGATTTAGGATTTGCGGCAACCATAGGAAAGTTTCATTTTTCTAGAAGCCCTGAACAATCTTATTACAATGGATTAAAAAGTCACATTGATGGTGGTTCTGGTAATGGACATCAAATGTTAAAAACAATGGAAGCATTAGAAAAAGGTTTTGATCCTACTGGATACAGACTTGATGGTAAAAATGAAAATAATGGTGGAGTTGCTCATTCTTCTCAAGCTATGGCAGCTGGGATCACAGAGGATGGATACTATGTTTCACTAGCTAATAATGGATTTGGCTATACTAAATCTGTTTTGTATGGACTTGCTGATGGAACTGAATCAGATGTAATAGCAAAGGAAATGGGCATAGATCAAGCTGTATTGATAAACGCTATGGAAATGGCTCGTGCAGATAAAGATGTTACCGTGTCACAAGCGATTGCTCAACTTACATCTGTAGACAAAGATGATAAAGATGATAAGGATGATAGAGATGCTACAAACATAACTTCTGATTTTAGTCCAATTAGTTTTGATAGTAGTGGTTATTTTTCAGGCATGAACGAAGGTGGTCAAGTAGAACAACCTCAAATAAATGTAAATGAATTAGGATTTGTTGACAATAAAACTCCAGATCAAGTTACAGATGCACAATCTGTTGCTGATGATAAACCACTTAATATGAGAGATAATGATTACATGTTAAATTCACCTGCAGTGAAAAAACATGGAATTAGAAATACAGTGAACATGATAATGAGAGCGTTAAAAGATGCATCTGCAGCAGGTGTTCAGATTGTGGATATGCCACCTGATATACCTAGAGATGAGCTAGTAAAAGTAGCCGCATCTGCTTCAGAAGTTCGTGTTCCAAGAGATTTAGTTCCGTTTATCGGTTTGGCAAACCTTGAAACTATAAATGAAAAAGGTAAGCCAGAAGTTAAACGAAGAGCTAGACTAACGTAGCTACCTGCAATAATGCAGCCCTACACAACCGTAGCAGCCACCCATCGCCATGTGGCACTGCAATAAGGAGAATATAATGGCAAAACAAAAAGGGCATCGAGCCAATAAACCAAATGATAATAAGGGAACTATTAATGATCCCAATCTTTACAGAAACAAGTACCGTGAAGATGTATATAAGGAAGAAGAAGACGAAGTAGAAGCAAAAACTGAAGAACAAGTTGACCCTGTTGAAGAAACAGCTACTCAACCAGTTGGAGAAAGTTTTGTTTCACCAAAAAAAGAAACTAAGGAAGTTGATTATAAGAAACGTTATGATGATTTAAAACGACACTATGATGCTAAACAAGCTGAATGGAAACAACAACTTGAATCGTCACAACAACCTCAAAAAGAAAACTTAACTGAGTTTAAAGATAAATATCCTGATGTTCATAATGCTGTAGAAGAGATTGCAACAAATAGAACAGAAGCACAACTAGCTCATCTTAAAGAAGAGTTAGATCAGTTAAAAGAAAAAGAAAAACTTCTTGAGAGAGAAAAAGCTTATGAAGAACTTCTTAGGTTACAACCAAGTTTCAGCAAACTTAAAGATGATGAAAAGTTTGTAAATTGGCTAAAAGAACAACCTTCTTCAATATCAGATGGCATTTATAAGAATAATACAGATGCTCGCTGGGCTTCCAGAGTTATAGATTTATATATAGCAGATACTGGTAAGCCAAAACGAGAAGTCAAGAAAGCTGAAGACGCTGCAACGTCTGTTCAACCTTCTCAACCAAGAGAAGTAAACACAGGCAACAATAACAAAAAAGTATGGAAAGCTTCTGAAATTCAACGGATGAAACCGTGGGATTATGAAAAATACGAAAAAGATATTGATGCTGCACGATCTGAAGGTAGAATTGATTTTTCATCCTAAATTTTAACAACTTTTAAGGAGAAAGCTCATGGCTTTTAATAGTGCGTCAGGTCATAATAACCTGCCTAGTGGTAATTTTACACCACAAATATTTAGCCAAAAAGTTTTAAAATTTTTCCGTAGAGCTTCGGTTGTAGAAGA